GGGGGCGATCTCAGCCACGCCCGCGATAATCGACATCCCCTTGATCTTTCGCGGCTTCTTCAAAAATTTCGGCGGCTTTTCTGGAAAATCTCATGGTGCGTTGTTCGGTTCTGCCTGATCCGTAACTTGTTAGCATGGACAAGACTGAGGGCGTTTCGACGATTCCTGATGCGGATGAGGCATCGATCGGGCCTGCTATGCGGGCACTGACGCCGCCGCAGCGGCGATTTGCGATGGCGGCGGTGATGTACCCGCTGGCGAAGGACTGGCAGATCGCGAAGGCGGCCGGGTATTCGGACAAGAGCCACGGCTCGCTGCGGGTGGCGGCTCATCGAAATTTCCATGACGAGAAGGTGCTGGCGGCGATCCGGGAGTGTGCGGACAAACAGATGCGCTCGACGTCCATGCTGGCGATGGCGGTGCTTGAGCGGATCGCCCGGACGCAGGGGCATAGGGACGAATTCAAGGCGGCAGCGCTGCTGGCGGGGCTGAACAGGTTCACGGTCGACCAGAACATCAATGTGAAGCAGACCGTCACGGACCAGAGCGGCAAAGCGATCATGGAACGAATTGAGCGGCTGGCGGCCAAGCATGGGCTTGATGCATCGAAGCTGCTTGGGAAGTCGGAGGCGCCGGTGGTGATCGACGCCGAATTTGAGGAAGTCGAGAAATGAAATGCACGAGGCATGACGAGCCGGCCGCCGGCTGTGACGAGTGCAGGCTGGCCCTGCTCGAGGAGTTGGAGGCGCTGGACTACCAGAAGACCTACCGGCGCCTGTTTCAGTTCGAGCCGTACCGCAAGCAGCTTGATCATCTTGAGCTCGGCGCCACCAAGCGCGAGCGGCTGCTGATGGCAGGCAACCGTCTCGGCAAGTCGGAGACTGGCGCATTCGAGGCCGCCCTGCATCTTACGGGCCGGTATCCGGACTGGTGGAAGGGCCGCCGGTTCGATACGCCGACCAAGGGCTGGATTTGCGGCGTGACGTCGCTCGACGTACGCAACGTGTGCCAGACCAAGCTGTGCGGCGCGTACGGCGTTCAGGAGGCCTACGGGACCGGGATGATCCCGAAGGAGGATCTGATCGATGTATCACTTGCCCGCGGCATCACCGATGCCTACGACACGATTCAGGTCCGGCATATCTCCGGCGGCATTTCCACGGCTGCGTTCAAGTCGTTCGAGCAGGGCCGCGAGAAGTTTCAGGGCGAGGGCTTGGACTGGATTTGGCTCGACGAGGAGCCGCCGATCACGATCTATGGCGAGGCGCTGACCCGTATTGGCGAGCGCGACGGCATCGCATGGCTGACGTTTACGCCGCTGCTCGGTCGGTCGAAGGTCGTGAACCGCTTCCTGGATGAGCCGTCGGTCGACCGCGGTGTGACGACGATCACGCTTGACGAAGCGCCGCATATCGCGCCGGAAGCCAAACGGCGCATGCTCAGCGGCTATCTCACGCATGAACGTGAGGCGCGGGCGAAGGGTGTTCCGCTTCTGGGCGAAGGTGCGATTTTCATGTCGCCGGAGGATTCTGTCGTCGAGGCGCCGATCGACTACGTTCCGCCGCACTGGTTCAAGCTATGGGGCGTAGACTTCGGGATTAATCACCCGTTCGGCGCGGTGCTGATTGTGTGGGACAAGGATGCGGACGTAATCCACGTCCATCATTGCTACCGCGTGGCCGACGCGCTGCCGATCCAGCACGTCGACGCGATCAAGCGCGTCGCAGGCGCCGTCCCGGTAGCATGGCCGAACGACGGCAACATCCGCCGCGATGACGGCAAGCCGATGGCCGAGCACTACAAGCGCTACGGGGCGAAGATGTTGCCGACACACGCGACATGGCCCGACGGATCGATCTCGACCGAGGCCGGCATCCTCGAGATGGATGAACGCGAGAAGTCGGGCCGGCTGAAATACAGCCGCACGCTATCCGATCTGCTCGAGGAACGGCGGATGTACCACCGCAAGGACGGCCAGATCGTAAAGGATCGCGACGACCTGATGTCGGCGCTTCGTATCGCGATCATGATGAAGCGCTTCGCCAAGCAAGTCGGTCTTGGCCCCAGCGGCGGCGGCGTGGGCCCGGCCGGTAGTGGCGGCCCGGGCCCGATCGCCGACGGCACAGATTTCGACGTCTTCACCGGGCAGTGAGTGCGTTGCTGCTCGGGCTCGCCCCGGGCATGATCATCCCGCTCGGTGATGCGAGTGCCCTCTCAAGGGGCGTTTCCTCCCTAGACTTGGCCCGCCCGGTGTCCTCCCGGGCGGGCTTTTTCAATGATGGTGCGTTGCTGGCATTCCGCGACCCGCCCACGTTCCGGCCAGCATCACGCCATGCACCGGAGACATGCCTCATGACCGACGAAGATACGCAGCAATCCGCGCACGGACTGACCGTCGGTGATTTTGTGCCGCTCAGCGCCCTTAATGAACCCATCCCCGCCGCCGCTCGCCTGCGCGCATTCGAGGATACGCACCTCGGCCCCAATGCCCCGCGCGTCGCCGGTCTCCTCGAGCGCGGCCACGGCTCGCTCTACGTCCGCCTGACCGACGTGCAGCGCGCCGAGCATGCCGCACTCGAGCGATTGGTCAAGGCCGAGCAGGCCGTCGCCGACGCATCCGCGAAGCTGGCCGAGGCCGAAGCCGAGCACGGCAAGGCGCTTGTCGCGGCCGACGGCTTCAAGGCCGAGCCCGATGGCATTGCCGAATAGTCCCGCGCCGGTCGGCGCCGTTTCCGATCTCGGCCTCGGTGACATGCTCGGCCAGCAGGTCGCCGGCGAGACCGAGGAAGAACGCAAGCGAAGGATGGCGCAGATGCAGCAGCAACAGGCGCTGGGCCCGGCCGGTTCGCTGGCCGTGACGTCGCTGTTCGGGCCGAGAGGGGTGCCAGGTGCTGGCTATTGACCGACACGCGCTCGATCTGCGCGACTCGTGGCAGGGCAAGTGCCTCGCCGCGGCGCAGGGCAAGACCGGCGCCGTGATGCTGTCGGTGCTGGCGCACAATTACGATGGAGCCATGCTGGCGCTGCTGCGGGTGGTTTTCCCGGGCTTCACGTCGATCACCGCGCCGTTCCTGTGCACCGCCGGCAAGGTCGCGAAGTCCGGCGCGGTGGTCGCCGACATGGTTGGCAAGACCGGCTCGATCACCAAGGACACCGTGCTCTATCGCAGCGAGATCGAGTTGCGCGACGATTTCCGCAAGCTCGCCGACCGCCTCAAGCTCAACGACGCCGACCGGATCGAGATGTTCGCCGCCGTGAAACGCTGGGTGGTCGCCGACCGCAGGCTTGATCCGACCATGGACCCGCAGGATCCCGATGCCAAACGCCTCGTCCTCAACTGACGTTGTGCCGTACGCCGGCGATATGACCGTGCGGCGTCCGCGCGTCGTTTCCGAGCGCGAGACGGAGGTTGTCACCGGGATCTTGCGCGAATTCTCGCAATATCAGGTCCGCCGGTCGAACTTCGCCCTGCAATGGGAAGAAGTAGCCCAGTTGATCCTGCCGACCTCGAAGAACACGTTTTTCTTTCAAAGCTACAATTCACCGGGCCAGAAAAAGACCCAGCAGCAGGTCGATGCGTCCGGCGCGCTGGCGCTGCATCGCTTCTGCGCGATCGCCGATTCCCTCGTCACCCCGCGCAACATGCAGTGGCACGGCCTCCAGGGCGACGATTACGTGATGAAGGACCGGGCCTGCCGGCTGTGGTTCGAGAACACCACCAAGCTGCTATTCCGCCAGCGCTATTCCGCCAACGCAAACTTTGCGGCGCAGAACTACAACAACTGGCAGTCGCTTGGCGCGTTCGGAAATTCGACCATGTTCGTCGACAAGTTCGACAACCGCTGGTCCGGCGGTATGCAGGGGCTGCGTTATAAATCCGTCCCGCTCGGCGAGACCTTCTTTGGTGAAAACCATCAGGGCAAGGTCGACCGCATGATCCGCTGGTTCCGGCTTACGCCATATCAGGCGGTGCAGAAATGGGGCATCGACCGGCTGCCTGAGAATCTGATGGGCCCGCTGCGGCAGGATAGCCAGTGGGGCTACAATTTCCTGCATTGCGTTCGGCCGCGCACCGATGACTACGATCCCGAGGCGATCGACGAGCGGTCGCTGCCGTTCCAGTCCTTCTATGTCTCGATCGAGGGCCGCTGCCTGATGCAGCCCGAGAGCGGCTACCGCAAATTCCCCTTTGCCGTCTCGCGCTATGACCAGACGCCGGGCGAGGTCGAGGGTCGCGGCTGTGCGCAGATCGTGCTGCCCGCCCTCAAAACCCTGAACGCGCAGAAGGTCACCTTCCTCAAGCAAGGTCACCGCGCCGCGGATCCCGTGCTGCTGCTCAACGACGACGGTCTGGTCGGCATGGACATGCGGCCGGGCGCGCAGAACAAGGGCGGCGTCTCGGCCGACGGCAAGTTGCTGGTGCACACGCTGCCGACCGGCGACATCAAGATCAGCCTCGAAATGATGCAGGAGGAGCGCGGCATCGTTGATGACGTATTCCTCGTCTCGTTGTTCAAGGTCTTGTCCGAACACCCGAACATGACCGCGACGCAGGTCATCGAGCTCGTCAACGAGAAGGGTATGCTGGTAGCGCCGACGCTCGGCCGGCAGCATACCGAGTATGTCGGCGGGCTGGTCGAACGGGAGCTTGATCTGCTCGCCGACATGCGCATGCTCGACCCAATGCCGCCGCGACTGCGCGAGGCGATGGGCCACTACGAGGTCACCGATACCTCGCCGCTGTCGCTCGCCGCATCCGCCGGCAAGGCCGCGGGCTTCCTGCGCACGGTCGAACAGGTCCGCGAGCTCGTCAACGTCACCCAGGATCAGAGCCTGCTCGATCCCTTCGACTTCGGCACCGCGATCCCCGAGATCGCCCGCATCAACAACACGCCCGAAGCATGGATGGCCGATCCGCAGGCCATCGCCGCCAAGCAGAAAAACCGTGCGCAACAGATGGCGAAGCAGCAGGCCATTCAGGCTGCGCCGGCTCAAGCGGCAATAATAAAAGCAAGGGCGGTAGCGGCAAAAAGCGGCGCGCTCGAACAACCCCAAGGCGCGGGCGTCTGATGGCTTTCTCATCGAAAGAAAAGCAGGCCGAATATAATCGCAGATACTACGCGAAAAACCGCGAAAAAATGCGCGAAGGCATGCGCTCGTGGCGTGCAAAAAACCTAGAGCAGCATCGGGCTAATTCGCGCAAATATCATCACGAGAACCGTGAATTGATACTGCCGAAGCAGCGCGCGCACAGGAAGGAAAATCCACACATCTACGCTCAGCGGCTTAGGCTCAGAAAGTTCGGGTTGTCGCACGCGGCATATCAGGAAATGCTGGAATCGCAGAACGGCAAGTGCGCGATATGTAAGACCACGGGGAAGCTGGTGGTCGATCATAATCACCAGACAGACGCCGTTCGTTCTCTGCTCTGCAGCCCATGCAATACGGCCATCGGTCTCTTCAAGGAAGATACGGACCGCATGCGCGCGGCAATAAAATATCTGGATGAGCAGCCCGGAGGCGGCCAGCTGTGACCCGCGAAGAGGCCCTGGCGATCTTCACCGACTGCAAGCGGGCCTACGAGCTCGTGTTCGGCACTGATGCCGGCAAGGCCGTGCTCACCGACCTTGCGCCGTTCTGCCGCGCGAAAGAGACCTGCATCGTGCCCGGCGACCGTGACCGTACCTACGTGCTGGAAGGCCGCCGCGAGGTTTACCTGCGTATCCGCGAGTATCTCGACCTCTCACCAGAGGAACTGACCGACCGCTACACCAAGACCATCCCCCAACCGGAGCGATAAGCCATGTCTGGATTAAGGCCCGCGCAAGACCACGTTCATGCGTTCAACTTTCACACCGGCCGACCGCGGTTTCATTTCGATGAAGCTGGCGACGCTGCCGCCGCAGCCGCTGCCGCAGCTGCATCCGCAGCCAAGCCGTGGCATGACGGCATCGAGGCCGAGACCGTCGGCTTCTGGCAAAACAAGGGATACGACGTCGCCGATCCCAAGAAGCTCGCCGCTGAACTCACCAAGCAGTACCGCGCCGCCGAGAAGCACATCGGCGCGCCGCCGGATCAGATCGTCCGATTGCCCAAGGCTGACGCGCCACCGGAGGAAATCGCCGCGTTCCGCCAGCGCCTCGGCATGCCGGCCGAACCGAAGGATTACGATTTCTCGACGGTCAAGACCGCCAAGGGCGAGGCGATTCCGCAGGCGCTCGCCGATACGCTGCGCGCCAGCTTCCATTCCAAGGGTATCGCCAAGGATGCCGCGCCGGCGCTGGCCGCCGATATCGTCAAGCATCTGGACGGCGTGACGACCACGCAGAACACGCTCGATGCGGCCAAGATCGCCGAACAGCGAATCTTGCTGGACAAGAATTGGGGCGGCAAGGATTCCGCCACCTACCAGTACAACCATCTGCAGGCCATAGAGGGCGCGCGCCGTCTCGGCATCACGCCGGAGGCGGTCAAGCTGATGGAAAACCATCTCGGCTATGCATCCGTGATGGACAGCATGCGCAAGATCGGCGCGGCCCGCAGCGAAGATATCTTCGTCGAGGCCGGCCAGTCCGGCAGCGCCGGCAAGGTCACCACCCGCGAGGGGGCGCTGTCCCGCAAGCAGGAATTGATGGCCGATAAGAACGGCTGGGCCAAGCGCTATCTAGACGGCGATGCCGAAGCCAAGCGCGAGATGGCGCAGCTTAATTCGATGATCTTGGGAGACGTGGCATGACCGACATGACAACCAATGAAGTCAAGACCTCCGCGAAGAAGCGGGCAGCGAAGAAGCGCGCCGCGGCGCCCAAGCCAGCCCCGGCCGACGGCAAGTTCGCCGGCATGACCGTTCGCGACTGTTGCGACGGCTGCAACGAGAAGGCCTGTGTCATCAGCGGCAAGCCGTACTGTGCCCATCCCCGCAAGGGTGGCCTGCACGGCCCGGAGATGAGCGACAACGCAGCACTTTTGCGCCGGAAACAGGCCGAGACCGTCCTTGGAAAGCAGAAATTGACGGTCAAATAATCCCGGTGCGTTGAAGGAATCCTCGGGCACGGTCATGTTCCGCGCCCAGAGACCCGAGTGTCCGGTCCCCGCAAGGGCAAGGCCGGTTCGGCAGTGACGGCCCCCGCAAGGACAAGGCTGAAAGTTTGATGGCCCCCGCGCGCATTCGCATGGGCAAGGCCGCCGACGTTCAACCCCTTTTCAGGCGGGATAGCCATGTCCGAGAACCTCTCGAAACTCTTCACGACCCAATTTTCCGACATCCTGGTGCTCAAGCTCCAGCAGACGCAATCGATGCTGCGCGGCACCGTGATGGAGGGCAGCCACGTCGGCAAGCAGGCGTCGCCGATCCAGTACGCGGGCTCGGTGCAGATGAAAACGCCGGCCGGCCGTTTCGCGCCGATCAACCGGCAGGACATCGACTTCACCCGGCGCTGGGTGGTTCCGATCGACAAGGATGCACAGCAGCTCGTCGACAGCTTTGACAAGCTCAAGACCGCGATCGATCCGACCTCGCAGGAAACCGCTGCGGCAGCCGCGGCCGTCGCACGCGAATGGGATGACCGCATCATCGCCGCCGCCTTCGCCACCGCCCTGCTCGGCGACGGCAACGCGCCCAACGCCTTCACCACCGAGACCTTCGACACCACCAAATGGCAGGTTGCCTCGACCTTCGGCTCGTCCGCGGCGTCGGGCCTCACCGTCGCCAAGATGATCGAAGCCAAGCGCATCCTGCGCAAGGCACAGGTCCCGCAGGAAGAGGCCAAGACGTGGATCACCAACAGCCAGGGCGAATCCGATCTGCTCAATCAGGTGCAGGTGGTCTCGACCGAGTTCAACGACCGTCCGGTGCTGACCGACGGCGTGGTGTCACGCTTCCTCGGCTTCGACATCAAGTATTCGGAGCGCCTGAATTCGTCGTCCAACCTGCGCCAGAACATGGCCTACGTGAAGTCCGGCATGTATCTCGGCATCTGGAAGGACATGCAGAACGACGTCCGCGAGCGCGCCGATATCACCGGCATTCCGTGGCAGATTTACACCCTGATGTCGTCCGGCTCGACCCGGCTTGAGCCCGGCAGGCTGCTGCAGGTGCTCTGTTCGGACACCTCGGCCGCCGCCGACGTGACCCCGTAAGGAGTTCGACATGGCCGATCATTACGTCGCACTGAACGATGGGGTTGAGGGGTTCAAATACTCCGACTTCATCACCGGCACGGCGTCAACCGCCGGCACCAATCAGGTCGAGCTTCGTGTCCAGGACGGCACGAATCTCACCAAGAAGGACGTCATCAATATCCTCGACGCCTTCGAACGCTTTTTCGAAAACGCCCAGCAGGTCAGCGCGGCTGGCTTCCAGGTCTCAGGCTAACAGGAGCAACCCATGGCCGGCCACAATCTCAAATCCGCTTCGATCACCAACCTCGATGCCAGCCCGGTAGTCGCCAACACCATCGGTGAGGGCGCGCCCGGCTACGAGACCGTCAACAGCGATTATGTGACGACGGTTTCCGGCGACGACACCACGTCGACCTATCGCCTGTGTCGCATCCCGACCAACGCCAAGCTGAAATCGCTCTGGATCAACAGCACGATTGCAAGCGCCGGCTCGGGCGACATCGACATCGCGTTCTCGGATTCGACCACCGACGGCACCCCGCCGAGCCTTTCCGGCCTCACCAACCCGGTTTGCCAGATTACCGGTCCGGCCGACAACAAGCTGTTCGGCTCGGCGCAGTCGCTGGTGCTGGCCAACGCCAATACCGAGTTCACGTTCAAGGGCACCTTCGTGCCGGCGCACCAGAACATGCCGCTGTGGGCCGTCCTCGTCGCGCTCGGCGCCACCCAGTTCACCACCGATCCCGGCGGTTTCTTCGACATCTACGTCAAGATCACCACCGGCATCACCACCGGCGGCTATCTCTCGGCCACGGTTCGCTACGTCGAATAACCGATGGCGCAGAACCAGTTCATCAATGTGGTGCTCGATCCGTCAGCTGCCGGCAAGCAGGTGACGGATCATCGCAATACGGGCTCACAATCCAGCGCCGCGACGTCGGATTTCACCGTGTCGTTCGACAGCGCCAAGATCACGACGATCACCGCGCTGGATTCGGCCTACGCTACCGCGCGCAAGATCGCGGCGGGGCAGCTCAAGCCGTAGGGGGACGGGAAACCTGCCCGCCCTTTTTGCAAGAGAGGCTGTGACGCATGTATAACAAGGTCGAGACATTCCCGTTCTCGAATATCTCCGCGAATACGGCAGGCTTTACCCTGCGCGGCGGCTCCTACGGCATCACGGTCCACGCGACGTTCGGCGGCGGCAACGTTGTGCTGCAGCGGCTGGCGGCCGACGGCGCGACGTGGGTCAATGTGATCACCGCCCTTACCGCTGATGGCTTCGCGTCCACCAATCTGCCAAACGGCACCTATCGCTTTGGCATCACCACCGCGACCGGAGTGTATTGCGATGTCACAGCGGCGGTGACATCGATATGATCGCGTTCCTGCAAATCATCCTGTTCGGTGGGGCGCCGTCATCGGCATCTGGTGGCGGCGGCGGCGGCAGTGCAAGTCCAACCTATTTCATATACGGGTTCTAAATCATGGCTGATCCGGTAGTCCACCTCACGAACGGCGTCCCTGACAGCGGAACGGGCAATATCACCACGCTCGGGCAGACGTTGCTCGATGGGGCGAACATCACCACAGGGGCGACGGCGGACGCTGCGGTGGCGGCGGGTGCTGCCGGGTCGCTCTCGGCGAAGCTCCGGTCGATATCGCGCGACCTCGTAGCTAATATCGTGCTTGCGGCGGGCTCGGCGTTGATTGGTATTGTCAAGGTAGGGGATGGCACGAACTCCGCTGCGATCAAAGCGGCCTCGACTGCACCGCTTGCTACCGATCCCGCCCTCGTCGTTGCCATCTCGCCAAATAGCGTGAATGCGAACGGGCAGAAGACAATGGCGAATAGTGCGCCGGTTGTTCTTGCGAGCGATCAGGCATCGATTCCGGTGAACGCGACTGGCGTGGATCAGTACGCCACACACAAGGAAGTAGGAGCCAGCGCCACGGCAACCGTGCTTGGTGCGACCGGCGCAATCGGCGATTACCTCGCATATGTCGTTGTCTATCCTGGCACCGCTGGTTGCGGCGTCGTCACGATTCTTGACGCTGCGGCAACGGTTGGAACGTTCGCGGGCGGCGGCACCACGGCGCTGCCGAGTCTCGCCCCGTTTACAATACCCGTTGGGGCGTTCTGCACGGGTGCGGGATGGAAGATTACCACGGGTGCTAACGTCACTGTCTCGGCAGTCGGCAAGTTTACCTGATGCTGCTCAAGCCGAAAAAGAAGGGGCTGTTTCTGGCAACGGCTACGCCTTTCTATAAGGCGACCGGCGGCGGCGTTGTGTTTTCGCTAACGAACACTGATAGCGCAGTAGATAATTCCAACGCAACAACCATCACCTATAGCGGAAAATCATTCGGCGCTGCTGATCCAAACCGCATCATCATCGTCGCTCTCGGGGCTAGAACAACTAACACAGCCCTGACGTCCGTGACCATCGGCGGTGTAACCGCAACTGAAGTGTCGGGGTCCGCCGCCATCAACACCAACACAACGCTGTGTGATATCTACCAGGCTGCGGTTCCGACCGGAACCACTGGAAATATCGTCATAGTGGGTCCGGCCGCACTGGTAAGATCGGGTATCGGCGTATTTCGTCTCGTGACGGCAACGCCTGCTGCGACATCGGCGTCAAACAATGAGTCACTCTCCGCCGCTTCAATTGCTGCTTCTGTGACGGTTCCGGCGACGGGCAAGGGTATCGCATTTCAAATGAACAGAGATACCGTGGCACCTGCAACATGGACGAATGCCACGTCTGATTTTGGGCTTGCAATTACTGGCGGTTCCGGGGCCGTGACCGGCGCTGACGTGACTGGAACTGGAGCGGTGACCGTCACCGCTGCCGCGGCATCGGGTGAAGTCTGCCTTTCGATCGCCGCGTGGGGGCCGTAGTGACTGTAGGACTCCTTTCGTTTGCGGTCCCGCCCTTCGGCTTCAACGGCGGCAAGCTCCAGGTTCAATCCGACTTCCTTCAGAACGGCGGAGACTTCCCCTTTGTAAATCTTCTGCTCGGAGCGCAGTCGTGGTCGTTCGCTGACAATTCAGGATGGCCTTCGCCGAATGTTCTTGACCCGACTACTGGCTTGCCGACGTCCATTTCAAATGGAGGCGTGTCTACGGTCTTTCAGATTCCGGCTCAGTCCGATCGAAGCGGCAACTACTATGTCATCACCACTGGCAAGGGAACGATATCGAGCACCGGCCTTACTTCAACGGCTGTTAATGGCACCAATGTCCAAACGCTGATCTCTGGAGCAGCGCTGGGAAGCAATACGCAGATAACGTTTAACATCACCGCCACGGACGCCACGACACCCATCACCAAGGTTGCCTTCGTTCACAATCAAGACGTTTCAGCCTATCTTGCTGACAATCTTGCTTTCGGCGGCAAATTCATTCCGATCCTCCAGCAATTGAAGCCGGGGGTCATTCGATTCCTGAATTGGCAAAACGGCAACCTGACCAACGAGACTACGTGGTCATCGCGCAAGCCTCAGACTCACTGGTCATTTGCATCTCAGTATTTCCCAACACAGAAAACCGATTCCGTTCTCGGCTGTCAGGTCGGATATCTCGGCTCGACGACCAGCACCCTCAATGATTATGTGGTATCTGACAGCGGCGGCACCGCCGCCCCCGTCGACAAGCAGACCGTCATGGTAAACTTCGATGCAGCGGCAGTCACCGTTACTAGCGGCGCGAATGCTCAGATATCTTGGACCGGCCACGGGCTTTCAACCGGAAGCCCATTCATGCTGTTTACGACGGTTGCTGGATCGGTTCCAGGCGGCCTGACGCTCTATCCGAGCGGCGCAGGCGGAGCGGTGATCTTCTACGCGATCTTCGTCGATGCCAACACCGTCCAGTTTGCAACGACCTATGCCAACGCGATTGCTAACACCGCGATCACCACCAGCAGCACTGGCAGCGGTGTTCTCGCGCATGCAACCGTCGTCAATTCGGCTGTAACAATCACGGTCTCGACATCGAACGTCGCATGGGCAAATCACGGCCTTTCAACCGGCGATCCGATCGGGTTCGGTGGAAACAACCCATGTGGCAACGTCTCACTGGGCATCAATTACTATGCGATCGTTATCGATGCTAACAACATCAACATCGCCACCTCGCGCGCCAACGCGCTTAGTTCAACCAAGGTTACCTTCACCGGGAGTGCTGGCGGCGGTGTAATCGCCTGTCGTTTGCCGACACTCAGCCTGAACGGTACCGGCGCGGTGCCCATCAGGGCGTCTGGTGGTCAAATCATGACCATCAATGGCAACTCAATGCCGTTGGCGAGGGCCTTTCAGAACCATATCGTTCAGGGCGCTCTGACCTACGATGCAGCATTGAATAGCTGGATCAAGGCTGGAGGCGATGCAGCCGATGGAAATATCGGCATCAGGGGCAATGTGCCACCGGAGATTTGTCTCAAGCTTTGCACATTGATCGGAGCGCATCCCTATTTCGTATCCGGCTATTTGATGCTCGATCCGATGACGGATTACATGCCGTCGTTGATGACATATTGCCAGAACAACGCGCCCTCATGGATGATTCCGAGGTTCGAAGCCTACAATGAGAATTGGAACAACGTCACTCCAGGGTCGAACTACGCGCAGTTCAAAGCTTTCGCGAACTGGGGCGTGCAGGAATTTCCCGCCCACAACTGGGTAGGGAAAACTTGTTCAACTCTGGGGCAAGCTGCCGCCAACGTCTGGTCCGGTGGAAAAGGTACCAAGTATCATGTGCTGGTAGGCGTGCAAACACCTGGTATTGTTGACGCCTCATCTGCTTCGCAAAGCAACAATCGACTTGTAGCCGCACAATACACGGCGCAGGCAGCGGCTGCGCAATCGCCCTACACCAAAACCGCGGCCTATCAATGGTGCACGCATGTCTGCTGTGCTCAATACCTCACGCCAACACTTTACGGCACGACGAGCGGCAACCCGAATGAATCGTCGATGGCTTCAACGTGGGCTGCTAACGGTAGCCTGCCGAACGACGCGCTACTCACCACCTATGTAGACTCAATCACTGGAGCGGCTGCAAACTTTAATCTTGCGCAGCTACAAACGAACTACTCCGCGATCTTCGCATGGGCGCAGGGTGCTGGTGTTTCAGGGGGATGGGCTGGATCATATAAGCTAGGGATGTGCGGCTATGAGGGCGGTTACTCGCCTAGTTTGTTCGCCAGCACAACTCAAATCTACAATTTTCGAGTCGCAACCAAGTTCGGGGCCGATGTCGGTATAGGTCTGAACGGTGGCACACTCGTAAATGGCTCCACGGTAGCCGGAGCCCTGAACGACTTCATCAGCGCAGGCGGCGTGTTTCCATCCTGCTTCCAGCTTGCGGGCGGCACAGGGACGGGAAGCGGCAACGCGTGGAGCGTTCTGGACCCGACAATCTATCTCAGCCCGCAGCCCGCTCAATGGACCGCGCTGGTGGCGTTCAGCAATACTTAAAGATTAGCGGCAGTGAGAAACTTGAAATGGTCGCCGATTGCCAGTTCCTTGCGATCTCGCGGTTCTTGCCGCGCCGGATGGTCGAGAATATGGCAAACATGCATGGCGCTATACCAGTGAGCGGCAGAAACCGGTCTGCGTCCCGGCAAACTGCGATCATTGCCGATCTTGCGCATCTCGTTTTCTGAATTGAACTCGTCGATAGCGGCGAGTTCACCACACCACTGGTTGGCAAAGAAGAAATTCACGTCGTCAAAATACATGCTGACGGCTGGAACGTATTTGTCCGGCGAACTTGTGAGGCAGCGCAACCCGGCTCTGGTGGCCGAATAGATATCTACGTCAACAGAGACAAAGCCGAGCGGGGATGACGGGTCGATCGAGGCGGTAAAAGGTCCGATGGTCTTCTCGATATCACCCCAGATGATCTCGGCGCGCCCATCGATTTTATTCAAGAGAACGTCTCGGTTCTCCATGGTGAAGTCGCCGGGGTTCCAGAGTTCGGGATGATCTTTGTGGCCCTGAATTGAGGGAAGGCCGGCGCCCGTATCGAAGCCAACGATGCGGAAAGTGACGCCGGTCTCTCGGGTGATCTGCTCGGCGCAGTCGATCATGTTGAGCAGCCCGCGACCGCTTGCCACGCCCATTTCGACAACGGTGACGGATTTCTTGCCAAAATATTTCGCGTTATCGGCAGCGCGGAGCATTCCATAGAGGTAGTACGGGCGACTGATTAGCCCGTAGCTCTCTTGGGTTCTGAAATCGCCGGTCTTTCTGATCCACGCTTCTTCGCCGAAAGCCTGCTTGTAAAGCTTGCGCTTAATTCTGGTGGCCAGTCCATCTTTCATGTGCGCCCCTCAAATTGATTCCGAATAAATACGTCTACCCCAACACCCGTCCGGTTCAACGGGCGGTTGAATTTAACCTTACCCGACGCCGGCCGGGAACGGCAAGCCCGGACCTCCCCGCCTGATGGTGCGTTGCTGGCCTGACCGCCCGCCCGCATCGTCCGGGCATGACGGCATACAGGGCCCCCGTTGATATCGCCAATCGCGCGCTGCAGCATTGCGGAGCGGGCCGGATCGCCACGCCCGATTTCAGCGAGATCAGCCGCAACTGCGCCGAAATCTCGTTCTGCTACGACAAGTTGCGTGAGGCTGAGCTGCAAAGCCGAAACTGGACCTTTGCGATCCGCCACCAGATCCTGCGCGCGATCGACGTCAACACGATGCTGCTCAAGCCGTCGCTGTGGTCGCCGGTCACGACCTATTTCGTCGGGTCGATCGTCGCCGACGCCCAGGGCAGCCTGTGGATATCGGAAATCCCCAATAACACCAACAACGACCCGCTGCTGACGTCGTTCTGGGCGCCGTATTTCGGCCCGCGCGCGGCCCCGCTCTACGATGCCAGCGGGACCACGGCCTATTCGGCGGGCGAGCTCGTCTACACCACGCCGGGCGACGGCACCAACCGGGTCTACCTGTCGCTGCAATCGGCCAATTCCGACGTGCCTTCGGCGGCCACGGCCTACGATCCGACCGTCACCTATTTCAGGAATCAGGTCGTGACGCTTTCGAGCGTCGCTTACATGAGCCTGATCGACCTCAACCTCAACCAGTTGCCGAACCTCGCGCCGGCGCTGTGGGCGGCCGGCACTACCTACGCGGCCGGCAACAAGGTCGGCGGCTCCGACGGCATGATCTACCAGTCGGTCGGCTCGGGAAATCTCGGCAACGATCCGACGATCGACGGCGACGTGCACTGGACCAACACCAACGTACTCAATCCGTGGACCACGGTGTTCGTCGGCGGCAGCGGTTCGGTCAAATGGCTCCAGATCGGCGGCACCGAATTTCCGGCCGGCGTCACACTGGCCACGCTCAACATCGTCTATCCGCCCGGTGCCGGCCCATCGACGCAATCGTTCTCCGCCAACGTGTTCATGCTGCCGGCCGGCTTCCTGCGCAAGGCGCCGCAGAACCCGAAGCCGGGCATGCCGTGGCTCGGCGGCCCGAGCGGGGTCGATTATGACGACTGGCTGATCGAGGGCCGATACCTCATCACATCCGACAGCGGCCCGATTGCACTGCGCTTCGTCGCCAACATGACCGACGTGTCGAAGATGCACACGATGTTCTGCGAGGGCCTGTCGCTGCGCATCGGCCTCGAGGTGTGCTCGATCCTCACCCAGTCCGACGCCAAGATGAAATCGATCGCCGAAAAATACAAAAAATGGATGGGCGACGCCCGGACGATCGACGGCATCGAGGACGGCTTCACCGATTCCCCCGACGACGAATACATAGCCGTGAGGCGCTAGCCTATGGCTGATGCAACATGGCTTGTTCCGAACTTTCTTGGCGGCGAGCTTTCGCAGTTCGCGCAGGGCCGCTACGACCGGCCGGATTACCGCTTCTCGCTGAATGTCTGTCTCAACGCCTTCCCGGTCGAGGCCGGTCCATGGGCGCGCCGTCCGGGCTTTCGCTATGGCGGTCACACCCGCGCCGGTGCGCCGGGCCGGACCATCAAGTTCGATTTTGAGCAGGCCGCCGCGGTCACGCTTGAATTCACCGACGGAATATTGCGTTTCCGCAACGGGACCGTGCTGGTTACCGGCAACGACGCCCAGGCGGTGGTCGCGGTCTCGACGGCCAATCCCGCCGTAGTGCAGGTGCAGAACGCGGTGGGCTGGGCGACCGGCAGTACGCTGGTGTTTCCGGGTGCTGCAACGCCGCTATTGGAAAACCGCCAGTTCACGGCAACCCGGATCGACGGCACGCATTTTGCGCTCGCCGACGCGCTGACCGGCACCGGCATCAACGGTGCGGCGCTGGGCGCGCTCGTCGCCGGGGCAACCGTGGCCTGCGTGCAGGAGCTTGCGACCTCCTATCTCGGCGGCGCATGGTCGAGCCTGCGTGCCGTGCAGGCAGAGACCACCGATGTCCTGCTGTGCCCCGGCATCCCGCCGCAGGCGCTGACCCTCACCAACCAGCCGGCCGCCGGCGTCAATCCGACCTTCGCCATCGCCGAGATCGTATTTCAGGACGGCCCCTATCTCGACCCGTTCACGAACGGCGTGCAGGTCACACCGAGCGCGCTGTCGGGGCTGGTAAACCTGACGCTGAGTTTCGCGTCCTATAGCGCGACAAAGGCCTATGCGAAGGGAGATTTCGCGACCTACGTCGGCGTCGATTACCAGTCGCAGGCCGACCAGAACGTCGGCAATACACCGTTATCGAGCCCGGCCTTCTGGACACCGACCACGGCCGCCAGTGCGATCAACAACGGCCTCGGCTTTCTCGGCAGCGACGTCGGCCGACTGATCCGACTGCTGTCCGAACCGGTGGCTTGGGTCGCAACAAACCCTTATGTTGCGGGTAATGTCGTCAGCTACAATCCCGGGGGCACGCCGGGGGCGGCGACTTATTGGCAAGCGCAAGCCAGTACCACTGGCACGCCGCCCGGCTCAGAACTGACTGTCTGGAAAATCATCCCCTCCGGGGCCGCGATCTGGACCTGGGGCAAGATCACCGGCCTGTCCAACATCATCAACCGGAACCTGACGGGCTCCGTCGCAATAGGCGACATGTTCCTGTTCAACGGCATCACCGCGCCGTTCGATGGCGTATTTTCAAAGGTGACCGGATCGAGCGCGGCCAAAAGCGCATCTGGTAGTTTTGTCATCGGCGGTGTTGCGGTCAGTCTATCAAGCTATGCGGGAAAGTTCTTTGGCGGCGGCGCGCAAGCGATTCAACAGGCAACGGTCTATCCTACTACCGACAGCGGGTTCGGCACGAACGAGTTTATCGGCCTCGGAAGGGTAACCACCTATCTTCCCTTCTTCACGCTGAACCTGCGCGCGAAGAATACCGCGCCATCGTCGCCATCAGACGGGACGATCCTCGGGAGCGCTTCGTTCAGCGGAGGATCGCGGGCAACGACAATCATTTCAAATGATCACGTTACGGTCTGGAACTATGTATGGATCGAACTGGTCATGACGATGACTCCGACATCTTCTGCAACGTCATATAACCTTGTGAGTGCCATTGCACAGATTTCGTTTTTTAGCCCGACCGGTTCGGCCAGCTCGACGGCGGGCTGCGCGGCGGAAATCCTCGGGCCCGCGCTGCTCTATACCCAGCCGGTGCTGACGTGGCGGCTCGGCGCCTACAGCGACACGACCGGATTCCCGACCTGCGGCTGCTATGACGATGGCCGGCTGTGGCTTGGCGGCGCGATCTCCAACCGATTCGATGCCTCGACCTCGAACGGCATCGTGCCCGGTTCGGCCGTCGTCAACTTCGCCCCGACCGACCAGTACGGCGTGGTGGCGGCGAGCAACGCGATTTCCGAGACGATCAACGCCGACAGCACCAACCCGCTATTCTGGATGGTGCCGGACCTGCAGGGCGTGCTGATCGGGACGCAGGCGGGCGAATTCCTGATCCTGGCGCCGACTTCGGGATCGATCGCGCCGAACAACATCACATCCCGCCGGGCGACCAATATCGGAAGCTCCAACATCGAACCGCGCCGCACCGAGCACACGCTTTCATTCGTCAAGCGGTACGGCCGCAAGCTGATGGAGTATTTCGCCGACGTCTATTCCGGCAAGTTCTCGGCACCGAACCTCGCCGAGAAGGCGCAGCACATCACCCGCACCGGGGTTGCCGAGATCGCCTATACCGAGGCAGTGACGCCGATCCTGTGGGGCCGCAACACTGATGGCTCGCTGTTCGGCGTGACCTATAAGCGCGACACGCTTTCGACATCGCAAGGCCCGACCTATGCCGCCTGGCACCGGCAGGCGCCGGGATCCGGCCGCCTGATCGAAAGCCTGTGCGCCGGCCCATCCACCGGCGGCGATCTCGACAGCCTGACCGTCGTGAGCAACGACAGCGCGACCAACGTCCGCCATGTCGAGGTGCTGACCGATGTCCCGGACGAGTTCACCCCTCTCGCCAATTGCTGGTTTCTTGATGATGCAGTCAACCCGACGTCGGTCTCGTCCTCGATCGTCGCCATTCCCGTTACCGCGCCGTTCGGCGGCCTGACCATCAACGGGCTGTGGCATCTCAACGGCAAGACGGTGCAGGTGTTTGCCGGCGGCCTTGACTGCGGCGATACTGGCAGCGGGCCGCAGTTTTTCTCCGATTTCGTCGTCACCAACGGCTCGTGCTTCGTGCCTTATGGCGACAGCATCAACGCCGGTTCGGGTCGGGGGTTGTTCACGGCGACATTCGCGCAAGGCCTGCCGCTGTCACAGATCGTGGTCGGCTTCACCTATAACAGCGACGGTCAGATCGTGCGCCGCAACGAGATGGCGGACACCGGCGCCCGCACCGGCCCCGCGCTCGGCAAGCGACGCCGCATTCATCGCTATGCCATGCTGTTGTCGAACACGCGAGGGCTTTTGGTCGGGGTCGACTTCGCCAAGATGCTGCCGGCTGGTTTCAAGAAAACCGACGACATCACGCCGATCGACACGCTTGCCACCTTCTCCGGCGTGCATCAGGACACACTCGACGACGGCACGTATGGCTACGACAGCATGCTGTGCTGGCGCGCTTCGCGGCCGAATTCGCCCGCCACCGTGGTCGCGGTCAGCGGCGCAATTCAGACTCAGGACCAGTGATCCATGGCCGTCGGCACCGACACCATCAACTCCATCGGCGGCGCGGTAAGCGATCTGTTCGCTGCCGACGCGCACAGGTCCAGGGCGCAAGGCCTGCGCATCGAGGGGCAAGACTACGATCTTGCATCCGGCTTTGCGACGCAGAACGAGAAGTTCACGGAGACATCGACCGCGATCAAGCAGGCGCAACTCGATCGCTCGATCTATCAGACCATGGGCGGCCAGCAGGCGGACGTCGCCGGCGCAGGCTTCGCATCGTCCGGTTCGGCCATTGATTTGCTGCGGGATTCCGCCTCGCAGGGCGCGCTCACCAAGGCGGTCGGCGAGCAGCAGGGGCTCATCACCGAGGAAGGCTACAACGTGCAGGCGCAGACCTATACCAACATGGGCAATGCGGCGCGGATCGCAGCCGGCGCCGAGGATGAAGCCGCGACCGCCTCCGATTGGGGGGCCGCCTTCAAGGGTGCCGCCGCCGTCGCGTCCGTCGCGTCCATCTTCCTGAAAACATAGGACGCGCGATGCCGAACATTAGGGAATTTTCAGCGCCCAACGATCTCGGCCTTCACCCCGACGACCGGGCATCGGAATCGCTCGCCGGTTCCGGCCGCCGCATTGCCGCGCTCTACAGCGAGGCCGCCGATGCCAAGATGAGCGAAGGCCGCACCGCCGCGTCCACCATCGGCGATGTCGGTAGCGTCGCCGTCAAGTACATGGATCACCAGCAGATCAGCACGGGCGCGGCGAAGGGGGCCGAACTATTCGACTCGCTGACCAATTCCAAGGATCAGGCGATCAAGGCGATTGATCCCAACGATCCGGCGTATGGTCAAAAGGTCGAGGCCGCCGTTAAGCAATGGCGAGAGAACAATCTGGAGCCCGCGCTCGAAAAATTCAGCGACGGCTTCAGCACGGAAAATTCGCAGGCGTGGGCTGAGCACTTCATCGACAGCACCCGCAATCATATGTTCACGAGCACTTCGGCAGACATCGCGACGGCGGCTAAAATTGGCGTGACAAATGCCGTTCGCACCACTGCAAACGTGGCGTCGAACACCGCGCTCAACGATCCGTCGTCGGTTCCGGCGCAGCTTGATCTGCTTAAGCATTCGATCAATGGCATGGTCGATTCGTCTTCACTCACCGGCACGGCAAGCGCTGCCGTTAAAACTGAAGTGCTGGAAAAGGCGAGCGAGCAGACCGTCAAGGCCGGAGCGATCGGCGCTATCCAGAAATCGAACGATCCGGAAAAGACGGCTGCAGAATGGGTTGCGAAGTATCCGCAATACATCAACGGCGCCGAGGCGGTGCAGTTGGCGGCGAATGCGCGCCAGCAAATCCGTTCGCGAAATTATGATTACGAAACCAATCGACGCCGCGAGAAGGAGGAAACGCAGGACCGCAGCACCGAGGTCGCCAATCAATACATCATTGATGTCAGGTCGAAAGACCCGAAGCTCAAGGGCGACCCTACGGCGGTCAAGATTCTAAACGACACAAACCTGACCAAGGCCGACAAGAACGCTCTGCTAAATAATCTTGACCGACAGAACGGTGGGCCTGCAGCAACCGATCCCGCCGTGGCGCTCGATCTGGATAAGAGGATGTTCGACCCCAACAATCCGACAAGCGCGATGGACGTTCTGAAGGCTGATACTGCGCACCAGCTAAGTTCGCACGATGTGGAAAGCCGCCTCAAGCTGATAGCGGAGCGGGACAAGGGCGATTTCAAAGACCCGACCGTCAAATACGCGCTTGATGCCGTTGGCGCGATGTTTGGCACTTCGCAAAAGGGGCAAGAGAAAAACGCGCTGTTCAATCAGGAGATTATGCCGAAGCTTATTCAGATGAGGAACGCCGGTCAGTTAAGGCCGGGTGATTTCGATACAAAAAATCCAGAATCCTTCCTCATGAAAACCTACAAGCAGTTCGAATTGACGGAGCAGGAAAAGACGCAGGCATTTTTCGAGAAGATGGCGCGTGGTGCGCCGATAGACCTGACGAACATGCCGTCGATTTCGGGCACCAAGCCTGCCGCGCAAGCCTCCGTACCCACGCGAAAGGTTGGCGACGTGGCAGTGCCACCGGCACTGAATGGCATCGCGGCGCTTCAACTCAGCAAGGATCGCACGCGCTGGCGCGATAGTACGACCGGGACGATTTACGACCTGAAGGGCAATGAGATCAAGCAATGAGCACGACCGACGACTGGATCGACGTGCCGCCGCTGGCATCGCCGAAAGCGGATGACGGATGGATCGATGTGCCAAAGGCTGGTGCACCAGTTCCCGCGCCGCCGATCTCCGGAGCGGACAAGGCCATTCCCTACTGGGTCCAGAACCCGACCATCACTCCGGAAGAGAAGCCGCTTGCAAATGGATATTTCAGTAACATCCTGAAGCAGTTCGGCCAGGACTTCGGGCAGGCGTGGGGACCGGAAAAGCTCGGCCTGTCCGATGAGAGCATGAACCGGATCAAGGCCGCTGGCATACCCCTGCCGAGCGACAAGGACAATGATCCGCGCGGGACGAACGGATTTGTCGTCGTCAATGCGGCGGCGGCGCTGGACGCAGCGATGCGGACGTTCCCGGCGTTCTATCACGGCATGCAGGGCGCCATTAATGCCGCGCTTGGCGACACGAGATTAAGTCGCGATATCGTCAGCATCCCCGACGCCTTCATGGGTTCGCCGGGAACGCTTGGAAAAATCACACTGCGGCCCGGCTTGCCGAAGGATGACGTTCCCCCAGGAAGTCCGCCGCCGCCACCCGCGTTGGCCGAGCCGCTCGCAAAATGGTCAGAGGAAATCGATACGCGCGTCAAGTCGGCAATGGAAAGCATGCCGCAAGAGGTTGGCGAGAAGTTCCGCGCTGACATCAAGGAGCTTGATGAGCTTCTAGCCAAGCCGCAATCCGAAACGACGGTAGAGATCAACGGAGAATCTACCACTCAACGCACGCCATTGAGTGGGGCCGATACCGATCGCGTCACGGAGCTAAAGGATAATATCCGGCAGACGTTGGAAGATCACGGCTATACCGAGCCACCGAATCCGGTTGTCGAGGCCGTGAAAGACGGCAAAGACCTTGGCGTCATCGGCCCGGAAAGGTCATCGATCAATGAGGGAACGCCGCAGGAAGTCGCCGAACGTTCCGCGCGCGGCGCCGATGAGGCCGCCCAAAAGCCAAAGGAATCGGTGCCTGGCGTCGATGGATGGCAAGCGCGCTTCGATCACTTCGTCGGCAGGATCGACAAGCCAGCGGATATCAAAAAACTGATCCACGATGCGGCGACCGAGAACGACAATTTCCCGGCGGCACGGCAGGGCAAGATTCCGGCGATGGATGTCAGCGACATTGCTGACGCGACCGGGCTCGACCCGAGCGAGATCAATGCCAAGAAGCTTGGGCAGGCGCTTCCAACGGACCAGCATGTCCGTTTCGCCATGCGCGCGATGATCACGGCAACCGAGAACGTGAAGGCTGCCGCGCGCGACGTTGTGTCGGATGCATCAGAGGCAAATCTGATCAAGTTTCAGGAGCACATTCTGCGCCGGGATATGATGGTCGAGCAGGTCGTCGGACTGCGCTCGCAATGGGGCCGCGTCGGCAACGTTTTTCAGGAGTTCATGCGCGAGGTCAAGGACGGCCAAGCCCTTGATAGCTTCATCAAAGAGAGTTGTCCGCTATGAGCACCTGTGCGCCGCGCAACCGTGAGGACCTGATCGAGATGGCCCGCGCCGTCGCCGATCTCGACCGCCAGCAGGTCGCGAAGGTCTTGAGCGATGCCCGCAACAAGCAGCCGGGTTCGATCTATTGGACATGGGTTAACGGACTGATCTCTGGTCCGATCACGCACGCCAAATATATCGCGGCGAATGCGACTTACGCGCTGACGGAGCGCGGGGTCACGACGCCGATCGCCGCCATCATCGGCGGGGTCAAGAAGGTGCTCGGCGTCGAAGCTGACCGCGTGTTTTTCGGAGAGACTGCGGCCGGATTGCACGGCGGCATCGCCGCGATTCCTGAGGCCTTCATGACGGCGGCAAGGTCGGTCAAAACCGGGATGAGGCCGCCGCTGGAAGGCGAGGTCGCACTACGCGACGCAGCGATAGCGCGCGGCGACAAGGTGAAGCCGACGCTGGAGCGGACCGTTAATCCGGTCACCGGCTTGGAACGACCGATCAATGGCGTGTGGGGCCGCATCATCGGCGAGAAGTTTTTTGGAAAAACTGGCGGCGATGTCGGGCAGGCCATCGGCAAAGCGGCCGGTCGCATCATTGGTGTGCCAGGAGACGCAGCGGGCGCGATCCATACGTTTTTCAAGGTGATGGGATATCGCGCTGGCATCGAAGCCGAAGCCTACCGCATGACGGTAAAGGACGGCTACAGCATGGCGTCCGATCCCGACGCCTTCACTGCGCAATGGGCGAAGCGCTCGGCTAGCCCGACAGAAGAGATGCATCAGACTGCGGTGGATGAGGCCTACAAAGGCACATTCATGCAGGAGCTTGGGCCGCATGGCAAAAAGTGGTCGATGGCGACAAAGAGCAATCCGTGGCTGAAATGGATTTTCCCCTTCGCCCATATCCCGATCAACCTGATGAAGGCCACCTACGAGCATACGCCGCTTGCCATGCTGGACGGCGATATGCGCGCAAATATCATGGGGGAGCACGGCGGCATCGCGCAGGATAAGGCCATCGCCCGCATGGTAGTCGGCAGTGGCGTCATGGCGTTCTTCACCCACAAGGCGCTCAACGGGCAGGTGACCGGCGACTATCCGCTCGATCCGAAAGAGCGCGATCAATGGAAGCTGACGGGAAAGCAGCCAAATTCCATCCTGATCGGCAATCACTGGGAAAGCTTTGCGAAGTTCGGCCCGGCTGGCAATCTTGCCAACCTGGGTGCCAACCTCGGCTCCGTCCTCCCGCATTTGCAGGATTTCTACAAGGGCGAGGACGAGGAGGGGATGACCAAAGCCACGATGCAGATGGCGAACGCTGCCGGGCGCATGGTGTCCGATGAGGTCGGTTTTCAGTCGCTGGCGAATCTGTTCGAGGCCATCCACGACGAGAAAAAGGGCACGGCGTTCGTGGCAAGCCAAGCCAGTTCGCTTGTGCCGTTCTCGTCCTTTGTCAGCCAGACGGCCAGCTTCATGGACCCGGATATGCGTCAGGCCAAGACGTTTATTGACGGCCTGAAATATCGCATCCCCGGCCTTCGCGAGGAATTGCTGCCCAAGCGGGACTGGAGCGGTCAGCCGGTCGCCAACCCGGGTTATCACAACATCATCCGCGAGCGCGAGGCTAACGCCGACCCGCTCGATCTGGAAATGGCGCGGCTCAGCATTCACCCGGCCCCGCCGCAGGATCGGATCGGAGGCGTGAAATTGCCGCCCCAAATGTACGACCAGTATCAGGTCACGGCGGGCGCATTCACCCGGTCGATGGCGAACCACTTCGTCAATCAGCCCGGGTGGGCAAATCTGCCTGCGTTCGTGCGCGAAGACACGCTGAAAAACATCATTTCCAGCACCCGGCAGTCCGCTGCCGCCACGATCCAGATGGGATACCCCCAAGTCCTGATGCAGGGCGTCGCCGACCGTATGGCCAAGATCAATGGCGACAAGCCCCCGCCGAAGCTCAAGGACGCGCCCTAGCTGGCCTCTGGTGCGTTGCTGGTGCGGGCGGCTCGTCCATCCTCCCGGCATGAAACACGCACGGATAGCCCTCGCAGGCCTGCTGCTCGCCCTCTCGCCCGCCGCCGCGCAGGTCTACCTCCCGCCCGGGGTCGGCTTGCCGCCGCAAAGTGTGATCGGCAACACCCTGCCGCAGGCTGGCGACGCGGTTGCCGTGTCGTTCGCCCAACTCAAGGCGACGCTGAACATCCCGGCGATCCAATCCTGCTCGACCAGCAACTGGTTCAATTCGCTGACGGCCGGCGGCACGTTCGGATGCTCCCAGCCATCGCTGTCGGACATCAGTGGATTCGGGGCCAATGTCGTCACCTTCCTGGGCGCCCCGACCAGCGCGAATCTGGCAGCGGCGCTGACCGATGAAACCGGCACCGGGCTGGTCGTGTTCTCCAATTCGCCGACGCTGGTTACGCCCATACTTGGCACCCCGTCATCGCTCACCCTGACCAACGCAACCGGGCTGCCGCTGGCCAGCGTCACCGGACTGGGCAGCGGGGTTGCGACGGCGCTAGGCGTCAACGTCGGCACCGCCGGATCGCCGGTGGTCAATGGCGGCGCCGGGGGAACGCCGTCGGCCATCGTATTGACGAACGGCACCGGCACCGCCGCCGGATTGACGGCCGGCACCTTCACCGCCGGCAGCGCGGCAAACCTGACCTCGGGCACGCTGCTGGCTGCCCGGATGCCCGCCCTGACCGGCGATGTCACGATGGGCGTCGGCACCACCGCAACCACGCTCGCGGCCGGCAACGCAGGTAATCTGAACTCCGGTACGCTCCTGCCCGCCCGCACCAACGGGCACATGAGCGGCACGGCGACCAATGACAATGCGGCAGCCGGCGAAGTTGGCGAATACATCGAATCCATTCTCGCCTCTGGTTCCGCAACATCCCTTACCACCACCACCGCCAAAACTATCGTCAGCCTCTCGCTCACCGCTGGTGATTGGGAGGTGTCCTGTGCGGTATCGTTCCTGCCCGCCGCCACGACCAGCGTTACGCAGATGGCGACCTCCGTATCGTTAGTGACCAACACCAGTGACTTTACAAACGGCAGGGTGAACACCATTTCTACAGCCGCTCAGGTCCCCGGAATTTCCACCACTGCGCTGCCAACCATGCCGCTGCGCTTCAGTTTCGCCAGCACGACTTCCGTCTTCTGTGTTGGCTTTGCAACCTTCACCGTCAGCACCATGACAGCTTACGGCGCTATCAAGGCGCGGCGAGTCCGCTGACTGACGGTGCGTTGCTGGGGATTCCCGGCAACCGCACCGTCCGGGCATGAAACAGGCTTCCCGCGCCCTCGCATTCCTCGCCGCGTTCCTGCCTGCCATGGCCGCCGCGCAACAATTCCCCACCGTCCCGTCCGGGACCGTGATCGGCCGCACCCGGATCGGAGCCGGCCCCGCGCAGGCGATCCCGATCAGCCAGCTTCTTTCGGCGGTGCTGGGCGGTTCGATCAGCGTCCCGTCGGTCAACACCAATTCGGTGGTCTATCGGGGATCGACCAGCGGCCAGGCCACGGTCTCGGCGCAGGCGGTAGCCGGGACGCCAACCCTCAAGCTGCCGACCACGACCGGAACGCTGGCGTCCGCCGCAACCGCACCGATTGCGCTCGATTCCGTCACCGGCACGATCTCCTGCTCGAGCTGCCTGTCGGTCGCAAACGCCACCCCGGTGCTGACATCGCGCGCATTCGCCCTGACGCAGAACCTGTCCGCGATCGCATCAATCCAGACCCTCGGCTATGCGGCGGGCGGCGATGGCGGCGGGGCTGTATTCAAGAACGTCGGATCGACCGCGTTCCTCGATTCCTTCATCACGTCGTTCGCCATCACCGGCGGCTCCGGCTACACCAACGGCAGCTACTTTGGCGTCGTGCTGGTCAACACGACGAAGCCGTACGCAATCGGCACGGCAACCGTTTCCGGCGGCGTCGTCACGGCGGTTAACGTCGCGGGCACGCCGGGCGGTTCCTGCAATGTTGGCGACGTGTACACCACGGGGTCCATCCCCGGCGGCAGCGGTTTTATTATCACGGTGACCGGCTGTTCTGCGCCGCTAGGCAGTTTCACGGATAGCGTCGGCACGCACTGGCAAATCGTATCCAGCGGCGCCTTCCCGAATATTTTGCAGTTCGGCGCCAAGCCCGATTGGGCCGGAACTGACGCCAGCGCGACGGACAATTTCAACGCGATCCAGGCCGGGCTCTGGTTCACGAGCTACATGAACCAGCTCAACGCCGGCGGCGGTGGCTATTGGGGCGGTAGGCTGTGGGTGCCGCAGGGCTCATTCCTGGCGTGTGGCACGGGCTCGGCGTCGCTGATCGTGCCGAGTGGAGTGGCATTCGAAGGCGCGAGCAACCAGGGCTCCGTGATCCGGATGTGCGATGCGTTCTCGACATCCACGCATTTCATAACGCTGTGCGACAGCAACTGGCACTTTGCCTGCTTCAATTCAATCCTGCGCAACATCCAGATTTCAGCGCGCATCAGCGTCACAGCCGGCGGCAGCACCTACATGGTGTATTCGCGATCGACGCAGGATTTTGGCGGCCTCTACAATGTCTACATCTACGCCGGTGGCCGGGGCGGCTTCTGGTTCGAGAAGGGCGACGGCGGAGCCTCTACGTTTATTATCGACGGGCTTAGCGTGTCGGCGGCATCTCCGCTCGCCATGGTGAAGATTGGCGATACGGTCGGGTCAGGCCTTAACGTCGGCACCACGGCCGTCACGATTCACAATCTAGTGCTCGGCGGTCCCTCGAGCGGGGGTACCTATCAGACCGGTGACGGTCTGCTGCTTTTTGGCGGCTTCTCCTCTGTCGAAAATGTCCATTGCGAGGAGATGATCATTTGCATTCACGTCGCTATTCCGTCCAGCACCGGCAACGGAGACATCGTGCGTATTCACAATGTGAACGCGGCTTCGGGTGCGCCGGCACCGGCTTGCACGGGTGCAATTTTTCTCGACGCCACCAACAACCCGGGGAACACGATCATCGGTCAGGTGCCGGCGGGTAGCTGCTCGAACGTGGTAGCCAATAGCCAGTCCGGCGGATCGAGCCGCGGCACGGCGATCACCACCGATCTGACGTTCAACCCGTGAGGTTCACAGCGTCCCTAATCGAATCGCGCGACCAGCATGACGGTCCCGATGGCTGCGGCAGCGACGAGCACGATCATCACCGCAAATAGTAATTCATTCAGCATGGGTACCTCCGCGCGAAGGCGGCGACCCTACCCCGCAACCTGACCGCGAGCAAGCCGCCTGCGGTGCGTTGCTGACCTGCCGCAACCGTCCATGGTCTCCGAAACGGAGGCCGATATGCCCATCCAGACGTCACCCCGATTCCTCGCCTGCATGCCGTTTGTCCTGACGGAAGAGGGCGGTTATTCCAACGACGCCCACGACAGCGGCGGGATGACCATGCACGGCATCATCCAGCGGGAATACGACCGGTACCGCACGTCGAAGGGGCTGCCCCATCAATGGGTCAAGAACATCTCGATCGACGAGCAAAACGACATCTATTTCAATGAATACTGGCTGCCGCATTGCCCGGCGCTGGCTCCCGGCCTCGATCTCAGCTTCTTCAATATCGCTGTGAACGGCGGCCCCGGCGAGGCAACCCGGCTCCTGCAGCAGGCGCTCGGGATCCACATCGACGGCGTATGGGGCGGCGAGACCGATAGGGCCGTCGCGGCCATCAAGCGGGATGACGTCCCGACGCTCATCAAAGCCTTCGCGGCTGACGAGGAGAACTGGTACCGGCACCTCTCCAAATTCCAGTATTTTGGCAAGGACTGGATCGGCCGGGCCGAGCGTTGCGCGGCCGCATCCCTCAAGATGGTGGCCGCCTGATGTGGCCCGGGATTTCCAGCGCGGTAATGGCGGTCGGCCCGTTCATCGCACCGCTGTTCTTCGTGGTGCTGGGGCTGATCGCCGGCTTGGGCGCGTGGCTGCTGATGTTCGGATTCGGCGGCAGGGGCTGGCGTCGCATCGCAATCCTGCCTGGCGCCGTCATCGCCGGCTACCTCTTCGACATCTACAGCATGTTTTGGAACCACGGCTACCCGATGTTCTGGTTGCCGGGAATGGGGAACATTTGAAATGAACGCTCCCTGGATCATCGGCACGCTCGCTGCCATCGCGTTCTTCGCCTATTTCGAGTGGCGCGCGTTCGCCCATCCGGACCGGCAGAACACGCTGTCGCGGTTCTTTTGGACCATCGGGCAGAAGTGGCCGCTTTCGATTTGGCTCATGGGCGCCTTCGCTGGCGCTCTCGCCACGCATCTATTTTGGAATTGGGACCCGAATTGCGTTCCCCCGGGGGTAGGTGGCTGATGCCCTACGTCGACGTAGAGAAGCGCCGTACCGCACGCAGGCAATCCTACCTGCACCGCAAGGACAAAATCCTAGCGCAGGAGCGGGGATATCGCGCGAACAACCCGGAAGCCTATCGCAAGACGAAGCTCAAGCATCGGTACGGCCTGACGTTCGAGCAGCATCAGGAAATGTTCGAAAAGCAGGGCGGCAAATGCGCGCTCTGTGCCGAGCGGACGGCGGTCGACGTCGACCACGATCATGACACTGGCGCCGTGCGCGGTCTGCTTTGCCGCGCCTGCAATCTCGGTCTCGGAATGTTCAAGGACGCTGTCGAGGGCCTTCAGCAGGCGATCGACTATTTGCAACGCAATAGGAGCTAATTATGGACACCGAAGCACTGAAACCCATCCTCGCCGGCCTCGTCCGGCACGGTCTGACCAGCATCGGCGGCGCGCTCGTCGCCGGCGGCTACATCCAGTCGAGCGACACGTCGGCCTTTATCGGCGGCGGCATGGTTGTCGCCGGCATGCTGTGGTCGTGGTGGCAGAAGGAGGGGCAGGCGGAAGTCGCGGCCCTGCTGAAGAAGGTGACGGCCACCCACACTGCCACGCAAGCCGTAGAAGTCGCTAAGGCCATGCCAGCCGCCGCGACTGTCGCGGAGCAAGCAAAATTCGCTGCGATCTCCAATAGCCTCCTCAAGATCCTGCTGGTCGCGTTCCTGCTGTCGGCCTTTCTGGTCCCTGCTGCGTTCGCGCAAGGCGCGGCGCCGACACCAAAGCCTCGCGCGACCTTCACCGGACGACCGGTTGCCGATCTGAAAAATGCCATCGACAACCTGACGGCACCAACGACCCCGGACGAGATTGCCAAGACCGCCTGCGATATCTCGATGTTCTCCAAGTTGACCTTTGAGAACGCGGTCCCGCTCATTCAAAAATGCGTCGCTACCGAGGTGGCCGGCCAGATTGCTCCGCTGGTGCCGGACACCCAAGCCGCCCTCGACAGCGCCAAGGCATCAAAGGACGGCACCGCCATCGCGTGCCTCGAACCCGGGCTTGCGCTCCTTACTGCGGCGGCCGGGACACCTGCGACGAAGGCCACTGACGGAACGATCACGCCAGCGATTCCGCCGGGGCCGATCCTGATCTTTCAGAAGCTGCGGGAGTTCGTGACGGCTGGCGGTCCATCGAACTGCAAGACGGCGGTTCAATCGACCATCAACGGGCTGATGTCCTCGGCTCTTTGAAAATGACCATGAACCCCGAATGGGTTATCGCGATCTGCGCCGGGGTGGGTTTGCTCATCACATGGACCACTACCGTCATCGGCGGCGCGATCTGGCTTGTGAGACAGCTCAAGGAATTGAAAAAGGAAATCCTTGACGACTTTCAGACCAAGCATGACGCCAACGCGCTAACGGTGAAGGCGCTCGAAACGCTGGTGATCCGTCACGACGTCATCCTGAATCCGGAATTCAACGGCACCGGCAAGTCCCACCGCCTTCCGCCTCACAGCCGATCATGAGCGAGATCGGCAAGACCGCGCTCGCGCTGCTGATTGTGATGGCGCTCGGACTGCTGGCGCTGGCGCTCGAATGTGGCCGCGAATCCGGCCGGCAATGGCTGATCCTGGTCGGCGCGTCGGTCGCGCTGCTGGTGCTGGCGCTGGCGTTCGGTCACGCCGCCCATGCCCGCGATCTGTTGGTGTTCTCGATCCGCCATGACGGCAAGGTCATCTGGATCGACCCTGACACCTTCCGGCTGCCCCGCGCGCAATGCCGGCGCTATGCGAAATCCTACGGCGATGGGGTCGAGGCCCGGTGTTTTAGGAAGATGCCACGCTGATGTGATGTTTAGGCGAGATTGTATCTGCGGCGCATGTTTGCGGCCCAGCCGGCATAAGGACGCCAATGTGTCGGACCACCGCCGCGCTCGTCATCATTCCAAGTGATCGAGCCGTCTGGGACTATCCACATTCCTACGCGGTCAGGAAATAGGCCATTCTTTTGAATGTGACCCCATTGCATGGGCCAGATCTCCTGAGCGTGGCTGCCTTCCATCCACGTCAATTCGACGACTGTGCCGTCTTTAGGGGCGCTATCGATCGGGAGCCATCCGCTATTCCTTTCAGCGAAAGTCGCATCAAGCTTTGCAATCGTTTCGTCGGAAAGCTTTGTCATCTTCATGATCTCTGCTGATGTTAACGCGAGCGACGATCTTCTTTGGAGTACGGCCCCTTTGCGACCGAGACTCGCTCGATCAGGCATCCGTCACCGCACATCCTGCCATCTGGTGTTTGGTCGTACCGGCCGCCGCAGACCTCACAAGTTTGATTGTACCTTGCCAAACCCCTAGCGCGCCTTTCCGCAGTAGTTGTCACGTTGTCAGCCATGTTCACCCATCCTGCTGATTTACGCGGCACGTTGGCCCGACAATTCGGACTGCGACTGCGACAGAGATATCGCAGATCGGCGGCTGGTTGAGGTAGCCCCAAGGGGCGAAGATTATCACCATTTCAATTCCGCCTTAATGCGCCAGAACGGTCATTTTACCAGCTTGAGTCTGGGCTGTAGGTCGTCCGGGCTCATCGCGTGCCGCGGGACAGGTCGCGTTCGAAACTCGCAGAACACAACGCCGTCAGGGATATTGCTGCTGATCGGGACATAGAACCGGAAACCCATCTCCTCGTCTATGTCGCGCTCCATCATTCCGCGCTCGACCTCATACCGCAGTTCGTGGAGCAGCTTTTCGATCCGTTCGCGACGGAAGTTCGTTGAATCTGCCATCGTTTCCTATCCTACCTATTTATGATGTCCGCGAGCGCCTGGGCGAACTCGATCGCCTCGGCATCTCGTCCTTCGTGGATCAGTTCCAACTCGCTCTTGCCTGTGTCCGGGCGCGGCAGCGCGAGGTACATCCCGAACTCCTCCGCGCTATAGATGTCGCCAATCAGCTCGCGGATTTTAGCAACCGCTGGGCTTTTGTAGGCTCGCTCGATTTCACCTGATGTCATGACCTTACCTGTCTAACTAGGAAATCTGCTCGCCAGCATGGCGATACTCACGCTCCATCCAAGCGCGCTCCTCGCGGGATTGCTCGATCTTCTCTTTGCAGCGGGAGCAATGTTCTGACCCGATGTCGCCGGCCGCCATGCGCCATGTCGGCCGGTTGTCACATCCTTCTGTAGCACATCGGTCCATCGATCTCTCACCGTCAAGTTTGAACCACATCATCTCTTCTCCTGTTGTGCGCGCATGCGACGCGTTTCCGAAAATCGCTCGGGATGGTCTCTCCCAAAAGGTTGGCCGACTCCCAAAAGGCCGCACTCAACCCTCCCGATGTCACACCACTTTTTCTCGGCGCCGATACTGGGCAGGTGTCGCCCTTCCTTAAGACACCGTGAACGTTAATCCGCCCTCACTTGCGGCACCCGGCGAACGTCCCATCCGCCGTCGCCTTGGGATTGGTCGGGTAAGTGCCGCTTTGCGAAGTCGGCGGCTCGCTGTACCGTGTCGAACGTCCCCCATGACTGCCCGTCCTTATCGATAAGCTCGTAAGGGTAGCGAACGGCATTAGTCACTCGGTCAGATTCGATAATCATTTCAATCCTCGTGTTTGGGCCAGTCGGCCTGGATTAGTCAGTCTATGTGCTTGTCAACACTGCATTTCGCAGTAACGTTAAATTAACTGTGCGGCGTTCTACGGCGTTGGTTTCACTTGCTTTTCTTGAATGTTAGTCACTTGACCGGATGCGGTTGTGTCAGTCTCCGTCCTGCCTTTGTTCATGCCGTCCTTGGCAAGCTGCTTCTGATCCGCCGCCTTCGTGTAGCGCTCGACCTCGCGCAAGGTCTTGTGACCGGAGACCGCCGCGATCTGGCTTGCGGTCGCGCCAGCCTCGGCCATCAGCCGCATCCGCGCCTTGCGCAGCCCGTGCGCCACGCAGCGCGGCGGCAACTCGGCGTTGCTGATCGCCTTTGCCATGAGGTTCGATAACCCCTGCTGCCTCATCGGCTGACCATTCGGCTTGCCGACCAGGGCGAGTCCGTTGGTCGGGTATGCCTGCATAGCGGCCGCCAGTTCCGGCATGATGGGCACCCAGAGCTTGGCCCCGGTCTTTTCCTGCTCGACGTAGACCATGCCATCGGAGATATCCGCGCGCCTCATCTTGGCGACATCGCCCACGCGCTGACCCGTCCACAGCAACAGCGCATAGGCAAGCCGCTCTCGCGTTCCTATGGGCCAGCGCTTCTCAAACGTCCGGAGTTCCACATCAGTCCAAGTGTGGTGCTCACCGACGTTGAACAACTCAATCCCGGTGACTGGATTGGCCGGCAGCAGCTTGCGCTTGACAGCATAACCCATCAGGCGCCGCATCACAGCGCGCGTGAGGTTGCCCATGGCGGGATGATCGACGCCGATCCGGGTGATGATCCGCTCTACGGCGTCTGCCGTCATGAGATGAACGCCGCGGTGCCCATGCTCCTTTGAGAGAGGATCTAGCGCCGACCGATAGATGCGCCGGGAATTTGGCTTGAGGTTTAGGAACAGGTTTGAGCTGTAGAAGTCCGTCACCAACTGAGCGAACGAGCCGGCGGCGTGTGGCTTTGCCGGAACCGGCTGCTGCGCGAGGAGCGCCTGATATGCCGCCATGAACTCGGCAGAGCCGGGAAGCCCCGGCAGTTTCACCCGCACTCCATCTTTCCGGAAGTAGCGGCGGACCTTGCCGGTGCCATCAAGGTACTCGTTTATGTACCGCAGTTTGATCTTTGCCATTTTTGCCCTCATGCGTCGTCCCATGACGCTAGGGCCATATCCGGGCTGTCAATGGAGCGCGGCGCGGTCTCCCCGCTATCAACCACGATAGAGCCGTCCTGATTGACAATGATGCGCTTCACGCACAGGCCGGCGCTCTCCGCAGCCTTAACGGCGCGGCGAACTTGCGCCTGGGTAAATTGAACAGCCTTTGCCATAGCCCCTATCATCACTCCGTTTTTCTAAATCACCAAATTCCTGTTGCCCGCTTGGTGACTGACTGACGCATTGAACTTGTTCGACTTCTCGTAATCTGACGCGAATTTATTTTCCCATTCCGGGGGTTAAGGCCCATAGGCCAGCGTGGGAGGACCGACGTGACTGGCCTCCCAGATGAACCATGCGTGGTTGAATGAGGGTTGACCTTTGGAATCCTCGAACCACTTGATGCGCTTGGTAAGGACTACCTTTTTTGCAAACCGCTGATCCTGGAATAGATATTGGCGCGTCTTGGTGTGGTCGAAATCGGTCCGCAGTAGCATCGCAACGCTTGTGACCGGCTGTTTTAGGGCGTGCTCGATAAACTCAGTCGCCAGAGCATAGGGTGGGTTGGTGACAATCGCGTCGGTTTCATCGTCAAAGCTGCAATCGACGGTAAGGAAGTCAACACCGGTTTCGATGTCGGTTCCTTGGACCGTGAGGCCAATGGATTCCAGCGCGCGGACCATCTTCCCTGATCCGCATGCAGGCTCCCAGACGTGGAATGTCGCCTCATAAAGGTGAGGCTTCAGAGCGAGCGTCACCCATTCAGGAGTTTCATACAGATCCCGCTCTTTGCGCTCGTATCCGGAGTCTCGTTGGCTCATGTGCATATTCCAGTGGTTTCGGCCAAGCCTCGTCCGGCAGGGAAGCAGAAGTCCGGAAGCTCACACTTCTCTTGCTGCTCCTTCGCCTGGCAAGGATCGTGGACCTTCGCACCACATAGGTTGCAGGTCGGCGCAGTGGGGTCTTGGATGCTTTGAAGTTCGCTCATGGTTGTGCCTTTCCAACTCGTTAAGCGAAGCGGGCGATGCGCTCGCCAAGCACGTCCAGATAATCGCCCATGTGCGAGCGCTGCCGTCGCAGCAAGTCCTGGTCCTCGGCGTCGAGCGTCTTGAATGTCTCACTACCGCTGATGAATGCGGTTAGCTTCGTCAGCTTCTCCCGAAGCTCATTGGATTCCGCGACTACTCGTTCTTGGTGGGGCTGCATTTCAGTCGTCCTTTCGCCGTGTGGTGTTTAACGCTTGACCAACTCGTCCGGGTCAACTCCGGAGCGGATGCAAAGCTCTTGAGCGTATGTTGAGCCGAGGCAGAAATTATCCATGATGGCTACCCACCTTGGACGGCTACCCGGTTTGTGAGGGCGCGCACTTCTAACTGCACGCTCAACCAATTCTCGGTCTGGAATGTTGTTTACCGTGCTCATTGCTGTTTGCCTTCCGCGCTCTACAACGCGATTCCGATTGATTGTTTGGCGGCGTGGCGGCGTTCCCACTCGACGCGCGGGATATGCTGGACGCGCTCCCATTCGCGCTGCGCTTCGCCAGCGCTCGAAAGGCCGATGTTCTCGGCGAAGGTCTCAAGGCACGCCTGCGTCTGCCCGATCTCCTTTGGAGTGTCCCCAGGCGGGCGGGAATAGACGCGATCAGCGACCCTGTTGAGAACGTCGCGCTCCATCCCTTCGGCGTGGGCAAGCTCTATCGCTTCTTCGATGAAGCGCAGCAGGCGCTCACTCCGGAGCAGAGCAACGGGGCCAAACATCTCCCGAGCCCACGCAAGAAAGGCTTTTGGTCGGCTAGTCATTTGATGTTCCTTGAGCAGAAGCATGGGAAATATCCGGGTGCGGATGTTCGCCGTAGGATGAGCCGCAATCCTCACAGCACCAGAACCGGCCTCGTTTGACCAAGGGCGCGTAGATTGACGTACCGTCGCTATCGAAATCGCGACGGCACATAGCGCACGTTTTGGTCGGGTAGCCCCCCTTCATGTAGGCGCAATTCGGGTTGTACCTTGGAGAGCACGAACAGTTATCTTGATTGGTCATATGGGAAACCCCGTAGCTGAGCGTGCGATCGAGACAAGCAAGTCGCGAAATTCGTCTGGCGTCGTGTTGCGGATTTTTGTTTTATCTTTGCCGCCCACCATCGCCATCATTCCGATGCGCCTGGCTTTCTCGTACCCATACTTGGCGAGCGCGGTGGGATGTAGGCGCTGCTCGCACGGTCCCCAGCGAAGATCGGGAAGCGTTATTCCGTTCGGAGCGAGACCGCGGGCATAAAGCCATGTCGGCTTGCCGGCAAAGTGCCCGTAATGTCCCTGGTAGACACAGCAGGTCCAGCCGCCATCGAAGTCAGCCGATATCCAGCCGCCATCGCGTGATGGCCGATTGAGATTGAATGCCGCCCAGGCGTGGCTATCGCACGGATGTTCAAGGATGCCGCCGTAAGTCCGCACAGCAGACAGCGCGGCGGCGAAGCAGCCATCATCGGCGCCGAGTTCGAACTGATGCGGCTTGCGTGTAGACCCGTGCCAAAACCGCCCCCAGCGCTGGCATGGGGGATGCGCTACTACGGGATGCGGGCCGGCGTAGCGCCTGGCGTCGCGGCCAATATCCCATGGATCGACATGCGGAATGTCGAAGTAGGGGCCGGCAGTTTCAACGTAGAGGGCGGCGATCATGGATGGATTCCTTAACGAGACAAGAACGAATATCAGCGATAGCGATCGTAGCCGTCACTCTCGGCTCGCTCGCGTGCTTCAGCTTCATCGCACTGATATTGATATCGCGCTTCCTTTTCGCATTCTCGTTTCCCGCAGGTCACGAGATCGCGATAGTGATTGTCGAAGATCCCGCATTCTTCGCCGCAGTTGAAGCAGTGCTGCATTTTCAGGGCCATTTTCAAACCTCACGTAAGGGACAGATTAACGATGAACCCGCCAGGATGTGGCGACCTCGCGCCGTTATCGTCGTAAATTCCCCGGCGTGTTCGATAAGGCCGAGATCGACCATGTTTGTCTCGCCTTCCGGGATATAGCCCTTGAAAATGCGGGCAGGTATTGCGATGGTCGGAACAGTGCCGCCGCTTTCTTCAAGGTAAGACAAGACAGCGTAATCCATCGCAAGCATGACCTTAATTCCTAAGCTGCGGCTTTCGGCGTCTCATTGGCGAGGGTGGCGAGAAATTCACTTACCTGATCCTTCCATGCCACCCGAGCGGCGGGGCTCAAATTGGCAACGCCAGCGCGAAGCAACATCAATGCGATCTGTTCGTTGGTCATGTTGGGTTCCTTACGCCTTGGTGCGGATGATGTTGATGTTGCCGGCGGCATCGGTGTAAGCGACGTTGCGCGAGCCGTTCGCGAAGGTGAGGAGGACTTCGGCGTCGAAGGTGCCGGAAATGGTAACGACGCGGACAACCTCGCGGAGGTTGACGGTGGGGATGGAAGAGAGATCGTTCATATTCATCTCCTGAAATTAAGCGGCGACCAGTTCGATGTAGGTGAGCACCTTGGCGAGGCGGCCCGAGACGATGGTGACGAAGCCGTTACCTTCGCGGGCGCTAACGGTGGCGAGGTGAGCGTCGGAGCCGCCGCGGAAGTTGACGCCATAACCCAGGGAGTTGCAGAGGAGGGTGATTTGGGTGCGGGTGATTTGGTTGGTCATCTGCTTGCTCCGTTTCGATGATTAGAAGATATCATCTATTATTAGAACGTCAATAGGAGATATCATGTATTTTTGCCCTTGTAACAATACGTGATATCAACTATATTGGCCGGTATGGGACGCAAACAGATCAACCACGAACAGACACCCGCCAGATTTCCCGAGGGGACGATGGCCCGCATCGACGAGGCCCTGGAGGAGGGAGAGAAGCGTTCCGACCTCATTCGTGAGGCCGTAGAGCGTGAGCTAAAGAGGCGAAGTAGGGCCAAGAGCTGATATTCCTTAATGAGCGATTTGCTTATGCCGGCGCCTTGGCGTCAGCTTCTTCGGCCGCGGGTAAATGCCGACGATTGAGCGCCGCGTCGAGTTCGGCGCGGAGGTCTTTGGGGATCTGCGCATAGACGCGCCGCAGTTCGATCTTGCCCTTGGGCGCAGCTTCGGACAGCTTCACATCCCATTCCGCTGCGGTCAGTTCGTCGGCCATCGGCTCGGTCGGTTTGAATTGCGCGACGGTGGGGGCTGGGTCACCGCCGCGCGCCCATTCGGCTAGGGCCGCACCCGAATCTTCGCCGATGGGCTTTTTGTCGTCGAACATGCCGCGGTGCTGACGCTGCAGCTTGTGCGGCAGATCGAAATGGGGAATGCCTGGTCGATCCGGCGTCAACGTGAAGCTGGCCGTCATCTCGAACATGAACCGCTTTTCGCAGATCGGCATCCAGCCGAGCGGCTCGACGACCGTCTTTCCGTTCTCGCGTGCGATCCGGATTTTCTCGTCCGCGCGCAGGCAGAAGATGATCGAGGCTCTGCATTGCAACAGCGAGTTCATCAGCTTCTTGTGCGCGCCCTTCGGCACCTTCCAGTTGCCGGGAGATTTGGTACCGGACTGTTCAAGCTCGTCGGCCCAATCCATGATGCCGCCCTGGCCGTCATACTCCATGCTGAAGCTGTCGATCAGGATCACCTCGGCGCCGGTCTTTTCGGCCGCCTGGATGCCTTCGATAAAGGCCGCGGGCCGGAAAGGCGGGCGCATGTCGGCGTGCACGAACTCGAATTCCTCGGCGTAGTGCAGCCCACGCCGGGCCTCGGTATCGATGAAGGCGATCTTTCCAGTCGGCGCCATGCCTTTCGCAAGGCGAAGCGCGCTGTATGTCTTGCCGCTACCCGACGCGCCGGCGAGCGCAATCAAAAGAGAGACCTGTTCCCGCTTGGCGGGTGCGAAGTGGAACGTCATTTTATCCAGCCATGATGAGAGAGTGATCGTTCTCGGATGCCTCCTCGACCTCGCGGCCGAGCCAAGCATTCTCGAAATAGGCGGGCAGTTCGGGCCGGATGATCCTGTTCGGATACGCCGGCCAGATGCCCTTGGTGATGCAATGCCGCCAGAGCTTCACGGCGTAGTCGACTTGCTTGCGACCGATCGTCAGCGCGGCCTCGCCGATCTCGTTGACGGTCAGCGCGTAGGGCGGCTCGTTCTCTTGGGCGACGTAGTAGAACTTGCGGCGGCCGGCGCCTTTGGGGTCGATAGCGTCGAGGATGCGCTCATGGAAGGCCGCTTGGATGTGCCAGCCGGCGTTCGCCATCAGCCGTCCAGTGGCATAGGGCGAGGCCGACATCCCGCTCGTTTTCAGATCCCAGACCTCGCGCAGGTCCGGCGTGATCCAGTCCAGCATGGAGCGGAGCCAGATGCCGTTCTCCTCGGCCGCAATCACCACCTCGGCATCGCCGTGGGTGAATGCGTTCTGGCAGCCATGGATTTTGCAAAGCTGTTCGATTGCGGCATCTACCATCAGGCCGGCAGTCTCGAAATGCTTGCGCAGGATCGGCTCTTGGCCGGCCGCGATCGCGTCGGCCTTGAAGGCCTTGGCTTCCTTCTTCATCCAGTTATCGAACTCTCCGACAGCCATGGTCTTGCCTCGGTCGAGCATCAGCGCGTGCGCGGCGTTGCCGATAGCCTTCGCCTTGTCGTATTTCTCGGCGTCATCCTCCTCGGCAGTCGGCACATTCAGGCGAGGATGAGCCTGATAAGCGTGCAACGGCGACTGCTCGAGGAGGATCTTGGCGAGCGACTGCGACAGGGACGGTGCAGGCGTCGGGTCGGCGAAATAGGCTTCCGTCGAAAACTCACGGTACAAACCCGGTTTGGTGATCTTCATTCCGCCGCATCCATATGGATCAGGCTCGCGTTCATCCGCGCCGCCAGCCGCTGTTGCCGGGCCAAATTGTTGAAAAAGTCGTTGGCGTCCTTGCGTTCGAGCACGACGCAGCGCCGGCAGTAGATCCGCGGCTTGGTCTTGCGGCCGTAGCTAAAGGTGCTGACGCAGCGCGCGCACTGGAAGCGCTCGACGACCGCGGTGAAGGTGGGCGAGCGGCGCTTCATGGCCGCGCACCCGCAGCCACAGCATCAAGCCGGATCGCCGCAGCCTTCGCGTCGGCGTACTGCTCGATCAGGTGCGCGGCATCGAGGACGTTTTTCAACGCCTTGACGCAGACCGCGACGTCGAGCGCGGTGCACATCGAAGGCGCGGTCTGAACGTGCAGCGGCAGCGGCGGGAGTTTGTCGTGCTTGCGCAGATCGCGTTCGTGGTCGGCGCGCTCGTATTCGTCGGCCATGCGGGTCATCGCTCGACCTCGCTGACCTTCACGCGGACGATGCGCCAGCCTTGGGCTTCCAGAACCCGCCAGCCATGGCCATCACCGGCCATTGCCTTGATGAAGGCGACCTGCACCTCGCGGCGCGCGTGCCCGACGAACGAAAGAGCGAACCAGGACGCGCCTTGATGCGTGCACATCGGCGCGTAGGCAAATTCATGAAAGGCTTTGTCAGCCATGGTGACCTCCGTGGTGTCCGGAAGTCACTCAAGCATAGCTTTACTTGATAGTCAAGCGTTGCTTTACCCACGTCGCAAAGAAATGCCCGGGCTTTACCCGGGCGTCGCTATTGGGGTGCGGAATTAGCCAGTGCGACCGCGGCGCAGAGCTTCGATCGTAGCGGCGATCACGTTGGCCTCAGATGTCGTCAAGCCGTCGACCATGGTCTCAAGTGCCCCGGGCGCCGGCGGCTCACCCTTGCCCTTTAGAAGCCAACGGCAGGGCACTTTAAGCAGATCGGCCAAATCTACGATCTTGTCGATATCCGGCCGCTCTGCATCACGCTCCCACTGCGACACGGCCTGGTCGGTCACGCCAAAATGCGCGCCGACGTCTTTCTGCGTCAGTTTCGGCTGTAGTCGCTCACGGGCAGCTTTGATGCGAGTTCCTAAAGTCATTTCAACATCATAAAGCACTGCTTTAGGCGCGCAATGAAGCTTTGCTTGACTTTGAGGTAAAGCTATGCTTGAGCTATGAGCCATGAGCGACAAAACAGAAGCATTGAAGCGCGCGGTCGAGAGTGTCGGTGGCCAGGCCAAGTTTGCCCGCGCCGTTGGCGTCACCGCACAGGCCGTCTCGCAATGGGACGAAGTCCCGCCCCTTCGGGTCTTGGTAGTCGAGCGCGTGTCGGGTGTTTCCAGGCACGAGTTGCGACCCGACTTGTATCCGCTGGAGCCCGCCGAGGTCCGCGCATGATCCTCCAGTCGGATGATGTTGTCCGCCATTCCCATTCCGGCCTCTGCTTGCAGGTGAGGGAACAGCCAAGCACAACTGTCGGGTATGCGACATTAAATTGTGACTCTCCGAACACAATTCGATGCTGCGTGGCGGCCGGGGCACGCTCCAAAAGTAGCAAATCAGGTTCCGCAGTTTTGTCTCGAATTCTATCGACATTTTTTCATCCAGTAGTGTTTGCGTTGAGTGAGGGAGTAGTTCCATGCGTGCTTTGTACGAAGGTTCCGCTCGCCGGAACATTGAAAGCGAACGATCAATCGTCGATGGCGACGAACAATTGTTCGGATCGGTACTTTCTCAAGTCGCCAGAACACTTTGGCCCCACAAAACCGCCGCGAATATTGCCGCCTGCGCCAATTGTTCGGTGCGTGCTGCGGAGTTTTATCTCGCTGGCGAGCGCGATTGGTCGGGCGATGCAATCGCTGCGATCGTCGCTGAAATCCTCAAGCGCCACTCAATGCGAAACGTCTCGGTCCGTGCACGGTAAGACCCGCCGCGCGTTCTAGCCTGCCAGTAATGTAAGCGTACCGCGTCTCCGCCGGCGAGTTGCCGAGCATCACCGGAGACCAATCATGCTCAAGCTGCCGAACCCCTGGATCACCAATCCGGATCGCCGCTTCACGCTCGACGAGGATGCGTTCATGGACGCCATCGAGCCGGCGCCGGCGTTCATCCGTGCGCCGCGGCCGGAATATCTGGCGGCGGTCGAGATCATGCCGATCGTCGAGTTGATCGGGAGCTATGCCCGATGACCCTGCCCGATTTTGCGGACCCGCCGTTTGCGTGCCCGCCTGACGACCCGATGATTGGCGGTATTGTCCTGGATCTGCCGATGCCGCCGAGTGTCAACCGCATCTGGCGCGCCAATCGCGCTGGACCGAAACAGGTCAGTATCAGCCCCGAATATGCGGCGTGGAAGCGGCACGCCGACCAGATGGTGCTGCAGATGGCACAATTCCGCGGGCTCAAGACCATCGTCGGCAAGTTCGAGGCCAAGATCGTATTGAAGCGCTGCAGGGGCGACCTGGACAACCGGGCGAAGGGTGTACTGGATTTTCTGCAAAGCCGCGCCGTCGTGGTCGATGACAAATACTGCGAACGGCTGACGCTCGAATGGGGCGACGCGCCGCATGGATGCCGAGTGACTGTGAGGGCGTGCGTATGACCATCACCGAGGCGATTCCCGTCAAATCTCATTCATGGCAGCGCGAGGCGCAAGAGCATTACGTCGAGCCTTTTTGGTGCAGCGAGCGGCTGTTCCAGGAGGAGAAGTTCGAAGGCCCGGTATGGGATCCTTGCTGTGGGTTTGGTCGCATTCCGGATTCCGCGATCAAGGCCGGGCTTCCTGCGATGGGCACCGATATCGTTGACCGCGGATATCGCGAGTTCGAAGGTGTGCGAGATTTTCTGACGGCGACGAGCGACAATATCCCGAACATCGTCTGTAACCCGCCGTTTAATATCGCGGGGCGGTTTGCTCGCCATGCGATCGATCTGCCGGGCGTGCAGAAGGTCGCGATGATCTTCCCGACGGCGCGCCTCAACGCCGCTCACTGGGTACAGGGAACGCCGCTGGCGCGTGTCTGGCTGATGACGCCGCGCCCGTCGATGCCGCCAGGGCACACAATCACGGCCGGCCAGAAGCCCGGTGGCGGCAAGATGGATTTCTGCTGGCTGGTGTGGACCAAGGGGCGTATTGGGCCGGCCGATCTGCGGTGGCTGCGGAGGGATGCGGCTTGACCCCGATCGCCAAAATGGTCGCCGAGATGCTCGCCAAGGGCGTCGATCACGAGGTCATTTTGCTGGCCGTGAGCACCGCTGAGCAGATCGCAATTCCACGGAATTCCGTGGAAAGTGCGGAGGAAAAACGCAAGCGAAAAGACCGGGAGCGCAAACGCCTTTCCAAGGAAATTCCCGGGAATTCCACGGAAATTCCACGGAACGCAGAAAACGCCCCTCTCTCTTCCTCTCTTCCTGTTTCTTCTAATCAGGAAAGTAAAAAGGAAAGTAAGAGAGAGGCAAATCGCGGGTCGCGCTTGCCGGATGACTGGCAGCCCTCACCCGAGGACCGAGACGCGGCAATCGCGGCCCTCGGCGCCGGCAGGGCGGCCGACGAGCTCGCAAAATTCCGGGACCACTGGAAAGCACAGCCTGGATCGAAGGGCGTGAAATCCGATTGGCAAGCCACTTGGCGCAACTGGTATCGGCGCGCCGTCGAATATGGAGCGAAAAACAATGGGCGACGAACCGTACACGACGCAGCGCGCGACCTCCACGAAAACCTCCTCGACAGGATCGCGCAGTTCGACGAGCCCGCACCACGCAGCTTACGCAGCCCAGAGGGCTCGGATGTTGTTCGGCTGCTACCGGCGCGGGGACGCGAATGATCCCGAGACATACGTCGCGGCAATAGGCGCGGTGCTGGCGCGCTACGATGCCGATCTGATCCGCGAGGTGACGGACCCTAACACGGGCATCCAGACCACCGAAAAGCACATGACGTTCATGCCGCAATCCGGCGAGCTGAAGGTCTATTGCGAGGGCGTGGCGGCTCGCAAGGAGCGGCTGCAGCGGCTCGGTGCACTGCCGGCGCCGGACTTCAGCCGCGCGCGATTGGCGGCGCCGGAGAGGCAGCCCGGCGATAAGGCGACGGTGTTCGTCCCGGCCTCGAACTCGAACTATCCGGCATTCCTGGAGTGGTCGAAGCGCGCGGATACCGATCCGCGATTGTTCAAATTCGAGGAGCGGCCGGGCGTCTGGGTGTCATACGACACATGGGAAAACCGAAAGATGGCCACGCGACCGCGCACCGAGGCCACCATGCCGCGGCTGGAGCTCAGCGAGGATGCATTGCGCGCGATGGCCAGCCGCGACGCCGAGCGGAATCGCACCCTGCCCGTCGACCAGGCGGCCAAATGACCGCGCCGATCCGCAGCACGCCGGAGTTGATGCATGGAGAGGTGATCGCGATCGTGCGCCGGCATCAGGATTTCACCGACGTGTTCCGGGTGATGAAGGAGCGGCTCGGGCTCACGAACGAGTTCTGCGATGATGTCGGCGGGCTGACCAAGGGCCACACGGACAAGGTGCTTGGGCCGAGTGAATCCAAGGCATGGGGCCCGGTGGTGTTCGACCTGTTCTGCCAGATGTTCGCCATCGAGTTTCACGTCAGGGTCGATATGGACGCGGTGAAACGGATGGAAGCAGTGTGGGAAGGGCGGGAGCGGCCGCTTTATCCAAATGCCAGGATCGCGCGCATCAGCAAGAAACTGATAGAACGCGCGAAACCCCATGTTTTAAAGGATTTCTCAAGCCTCGGTAATGCCGCCCGCAATGCCATGCTTCCCGGCGAGCATCGGAGCAAGATTGCCCGAAAAGCCGCCAAAGCACGCTGGCGCAAGAAGCGCTCTAAGGCCGCTCGTTCAGCAGCCTGCGCCATATCTTGACCAGCCGTTGCTTGCGCGCCTGATCCACGCTCATCCCGCGCGACGCACACCATCTGCGGATCAAATGCCGGCTGACGCCTGCATGTTGTGCCGCCTCGGGCACGGTCATCAGTCCCATGGATATCGCCAGCAGCACCGCGCGCTTCGCCTCGGGGTCTTTCCTCATGTTCACGAACGTGAACTCGCAATTTCACCAGATCAACGCACCACAAAACCAGCCAAAATGCAGGAAATGCCCATAAACATTGAACAAGTGCTCGGTGCGTTGATAGCGATCGCAAACACGCATATCACCCATCGCGCGGCCCGCATCGCGCCCGCACGCTTCTCTCGTTTAGAGAGAAGTCTGTCCGCAGGGACGAGGACCACGACGAAGCGCAACGCGCGAGGATGTGCTATCGTCACGGACAGACCATCAGAGATCGGCACAATGGACAATCTTGACAAACGTCTGCGCAACCCGCCGTGGATCGAGAGCGATGGTCAACGCCTCATCCTCGATCCTGAAGCGGTCCCAACGCTGCTCGAACAGGCAGCCAACGAGATCAAGCGGCTGAATGACCTGTTGCATAAGCTGGCGAGCAATTGACCTCATCGTCCCAATGCACCCGATAACGAGTGTGAGTGACGTCACATCACACAACGTCTGCTCGCACATGCAGCATTCCAGCGTGTCAGTCACCGGCTCTGACACGTGACTGACACAGCCATCAGCCAAGCTATTGATATCGCTGCGTATGTGCTCCCTTGATGAGGGACTATGCGTTAATGCGCTGTTAAATCGGTGCCTGGTCGACGGGTTAAATGCTGGTATTCATGCGCGAATGCTGGGGTTTGAGCCCTCGAAAGACCGGGGAGGGGTGGGGGTGGGGGCGATCTCAGCCACGCCCGCGATAATCGACATCCCCTTGATCTTTCGCGGCTTCTTCAAAAATTTCGGCGGCTTTTCTGGAAAATCTCATGGTGCGTTGTTCGGTTCTGCCTGATCCGTAACT